CCTTTACATTTCGCTGCCAGTCCCCTCATGTCAATTTTACCAAAAAAAAAAAAACGCAAGGCTGATTTTCGTCAACCTCACGTTTTTTGATTTAATCCTCTTCTATCTTGTTTATTTTCCAATGGCTTATGATGTCTTCTCTTGTCCAGATGAGACATTTTGCAAGCTTTTTGTTTTCTGCCAATGTGTGACGGATTTCTTTTTTTCCTGTTTTTGTGTTTGTCATTTCGATTCTGTAGCTCTTTAATGTCATTTTGAGCACCATCCTTTCTACACCTTTATTATACACCTAAAACATACACTTGTCAAGCAGAACTTTGTCTGGATGGCCGTCCGGTCGGCGCTGGTGCGCCGAATGAAAAGGACGGCGTAGCTTTCCGTAACTACGCCGTCCTGTCCTTTATTGGCCGTTCTCCCCCTGGCCACTTATATTTCATCTCTTCTTAATTTTGAGAACTTTTCTTGATTTTTCGTGTCGATGTTGTTATAATGTTCTTGCAGACTATAGCCGTGTTGTGCGAGCTGAGCGAATAGAGCGTCGTTGGCGATTTTCCGCCGCCTTCTCTTTATTTCCTTGAGTTCGTCCGACTCGGCTTTTATTATTAGAGCTTCGTAATCCTTTTCTGTTTCGGCGTTTAGTGGTTCGCTGTTGCTGTGTTCAAGATCAAAGAGCTTGTCGAAGTATGCTGGCGGTTTACATCTTTTTCCCTTACTCAGCTGGATACTGTCTTTTTGGTATATCTCATCTTTATGGTCTTCGTAGTATCTCCAGCCGATTGATGGTTTTGTGCTGATTCTGCTATCTTCCTCCTCGATACACATATCGAGGAATTTTTCTTTTGCCTCACCATATGCTTTCTTGGAGCAGTATGCCGCTGTATACGCCATGTCGTTCCATTCTGCTACTCCGATGATTACAAAGCCTTTTCCCCATATCTGGTTGAGCCATGCGCAGGTGTAGTATACTCTGCCCTTCTGTTTTTTATACACCTTCAGTTCTTTCGGGTCTATGTATAAGCTGTACACGATTGCATGATAATGCGGTCTGTGCGTTTTCGTGCCGTATTCTCCACCAGCGTAGTACATGAGTTTATTTTTCATGCCTACTTTTTCATCATATACTTGGTATTCCCTTTTGTGGTATTCTGTCCACCTTCTCAGCCTTTTCCAGAATGCCGTTAGGTCATCATAGTCTAGTGTCAGGTTCGTTGTATACTCTCCGCTTGGAGCTTTCAGCACTCCGTTTTTGTCGATGCCTTTGCCTCTTTCGATATTGATTGGAACGTGCTTGTTGTCGTATGTCAACGTCAGGAACCAAGCCTGATCGTGATACGGTAATTCCATCTCCATTCGATTTGCCCAGCTCTTGCGTCTATCTAAAATGCATCCTTGGCAATGCTTACAAGGACAGATTACAATTTCGCCGGTTTTGATTTTTGCTTTGACTTCTCGCTCTCTTCTGCGCTGCGTTGTCATGTCGTCAGCTGGCGCTGTGTTCGGCTTGTTCGACATTCCGTATTTGATATAGCGCTCTAGTGAACTGAAAAAATCATCTCCGTTTTTCTTCGCTCCGAAGATTCTAATGTTGGGTCTGCCACATGGCATGGATGTTTCACCTCCCGGGGTCACTGGGGGGGGAAATGTCCCTCTTGATTACATTTCCCCCCAGTGACACAAAAATGCGTCTGACGGTTACTGTCGGGCCTGTATTTTTGTTGCATTCAGTTTGCACGGCGAAGCCGTCAAACGGCTCCTAGTCTATGTCTGTTCCGGTTGAGATTGCAATTCTTGCTTTCTTTCCGTAAGCGTTGATTGCGTCTCTGATACAGTCGGAGTCGTTCATTTTGATCTTGTTTAGTCTGTTGTAGGTCTGGATTGATTCTAGAGATTTAAGTTCTTGTTCGGTCAAGTTGATGTTGAAGCGTTTTGCAATTTGGCTTTTCATGGTTATGCCTCCTAGCTAAGTGTGTGATTAGTACACTCATAATATACACCTCTTTTCTCCACTTGTCAACTATTTTATGGAAGCATCGGAATACCCGGCAGTAAGTTGAATTGGCCTTTTGCTCCAATGCCTGCGTCAAGTCGCCCTTCGTTCTTGAACTGGTGACCTTCGGTTTTCTGTTCCTGCTGTGTGGTGCTGTCCATCTTCTCACCCAGTTGGCCAACCGTTTTTGCGCTGCTGCTTACGGTTTGCTGTTGCATCTGTTCGAGGTGCTCAGCTGTCCAGTAGTCAGAGCTTTGTTTTGCGTTGTTGATGGCCGTCTGAAAGTTCTGCACGATCTGTGCGGTGTTGTTGCCGTAGTCATACATTGCCTGCATGGTCGCGTTTTTGGCTGCTGGAGCTGCCAGAGCCTGAGCGTGTGCGAAGGTCTGACCGCCGCCGAGACTCCCATAGCCGCCGCTGGGTGTCTGCGCCCCATAGCCGTTATAGGCTGCCAAGATAGGATTCAATCCCGCTGCTTTGAGGTCTGCCACGCCCCTTTGATAGCTCGTGTTGGCCATTCGCTCTTGCCAGTCTCTTTGTGCTTTGGCTTCAGCTGAGTTATACCGCATTGCGCTGCTTTGGCTTGCTGCACTCATTGCATTGGAGGCCAGAGCGTTTCCCATATTGAGAAGATTGCCTATCATCCATGTACCGGTCTGCAAGTCATTGGCTGTTTTTGCATTTGCTGCGTTGAAGTCCGCTGCGCTTTGAGCGTTGTTGCCTGTTGGAGTTCCGAGTGCTGTTGCCAGCAGATTTCCCAGTGCGCTTGTGTTGCCGGTCTGGACGCTCCCACCTGCGCTTGTAGTGTCCTGTGCGGTGCTTCCCATGGTCGTCCCGTTCTGGATAGTCGTGTTCATACTACCCTGCATTTTGGCGCTGCTGGTGCTTCCTTTGAATGCGTTGTAGATTCCATATAATGTGTTTGCCAGAGTTAGGCCGCCTTTGACAAGGCCCATTAGCCCGATTGCCATTGCGTTTCCTCCTTAGATGGTATCAAGGCCCGGGATGCTGTAGATCGGCATTGCCCTTGTCCACGTCTGGTCGAAGTAGAAGTTGCAGATAAATTGACGGCTGTTGTCGCTCTGAACTGCGATTGTGCGGTTGATGTTCTCTGTGCCCTCTTTGATCCAGTCGCTCGAGAGTTTCGGCAGCTCGTTGTACTTGTCTGCGTAGTGCCAAGCATCCAGTGTCTGATCGTAGGTGCTTCTCATCTCGCCCGTGATCATGTTGGTGCGGTACCTATAGTCGGCCCAGGCCTCCTGGTACCCAAACACCTCCTCGTCCTGTGCGTTGCCTTGTGCGTAGATCTCCTGATTAAGTACTGCCTGTTCACCGAGGTTTGCGAGCATCGGGTCATAGTAGGAAAAGCGCGTGCTGCGTGTCCATAGTCGAGAAAGGCCCTGCTGATAGCTGTGATCTACTCGCACTGCTGCCAGACCGATGATGAAACCATGTTCTGTTGCGCTGTATGTTGCCATGTTCTTGCTCATCGTGGTCATGGAAAATGCTGCGGTGTTGCCCTGCGGACTCGTCGAGTTCGTGCTAGATGTCTGAATGACCTGATTGATGTTGATAGGCAGTCTGTATCCGCCGATGTATTCCGACCGGTCAAGTCGTGCGTCCGGACTCGTGATACCCCAAGCTCCCTGCAGGATTTCTTTGTACCGCGTGCCGGTTCGTGCATCTCTTTCCATAATGTGCTGCACTGCGATGGCCTGTCTCAGTTCGTTGATGGTCGCGGCCGTTACGTTGCTCATGTCTGCGCCCAGTACAGGGTGTAACGAGTTGTCTTGTTCGGTGTATACCTGCGCTGGTTTTGCTCCGCTTACTTCATCCCCGTTTTCACCTGCAAAGTAAGGTATAAAGTTTGTGATCATGCTTAGGTCTGTGCTGTCTAGCTTTTCTTTGAGGCTTGCTGTGCCGTATCCATAAATCGGCGCCGCTCCTGTCATCGGCAGCGTTACAGCCTCGCCTTTCTGAGGACTCGGCAGGCAGCTTGTAAAGTAGTCCTTGTACTTACAGACTTTGAGCGGCAGGCCTCCGGCTTCGGCGTCGGTGAGTGCCTTTCCTGCGTTGCTTCCTGCGGTCGTGGCGTCCGTTTTGCTTATCGTGACAGGTTGCTGCAGATTTTCGTCTCGGAACCATTCGTTCCAGATTTTGGCATATGCCCTGAATGGCAGCGAGTTCACTTGGAGGTTTTCTACTCCGGTCGGAATGCCGAAGTAATCCGCCAGTGTCCCTACGTTCCAGCCGCCTTTCGGTGCAGTCGTTTTCGGAGTCGTGTACTCCACCTTTTCGGCCCAGAAGGTCGAGTCGTTCTGGCCCATGAGATTTTCGAAATGCTCCCAAAGCAGGCGCGACGGTACGAAGAAGAAGTAAAAGTCACAGTAACAGTTATCCATGACAGGATACAGCGGTGTGCTCATACGCATCAGAGCATTCAGATCGATCTTTGCCGTGTCTGCCGGGAGTACCTCGTCACAGTAGATTGGGACGAGATCGCCTTCGTTCATCGTGGTCAGCAGGCTATAATCCCGCTTGAATCTTGCGCGCGGCACGTTTGCATGAGGCACTTGGCTGTAGTGCTGTTCAGCGTTTCGGTTCATTCCTTATTTTCTCCTTTCTGCACAGTTTCATTCGTGTCAGGATTGGGCTTTTTTTGTTCATCCTGCTGAATTTTGATGCCCATCTTGTCAAGCCACTCCTGTTCACCTGCTGTTGCCATCCAGTTTTCGAAGTTCATACCGAATGCCTTACGAATATTCAGCGGGAGCTGATTGAACTGCTCTCGCTTCTCGTTCATCATGTTCATGTATTCGGTGTAGGTCTGCGGCAGCTTGCTTGTGTCGATGTACCATCCCGGTTTTGCCAGTACACTTTCGTCGCCTGCAGCGTACCGGCTCAGGATTGCCATGACGTCGCATTCGTCCTTATAGCTCTGGATTTTTTCGTAGGTGTCTACTTCGCCCACTTTTTCCAGATACGGCTGCCCTCGGTCGTCATACCGTTCTTTGTACTCCGGTTCAAACCGGTTGCCCGGTTCGTTCGGTAGTGCCAGCGGCTTTTCGTCCTCGTAGGGCTTAAAGATTCTTATTCCCATTGAGCTGCTCCTTTTTCATGAGTTCGATGTTGTACATGAGCATCGGCAGTGCCAGCGGTTTGATCTGGCCGCTCTCGTTGTCGTACTTGCCCAGAAGATAGATCCGCTTATCCTCGCAGTCGGCTTTCTCCATCTCCTGTGCCATCCATTTGAAGGTGCGGTCGGCTACCTTCTCATTGACCACGATCAGATTGCCGAAGATGCCAGACAGCTCGTCTTTCACTGCGTATACCTGAAATTCCATGATGATTCTCCTTTACAGACGGATGCCGCCGCGCGACGGCTTCGGATTGACGTTGATCTTTTTCGTTTTTTTCGCGGTGTTGGTAAACACTCGCTTGTCTTTTTTCGGATTGACCGGCATACGATGTGCCATATTATTCCTCCTTATCCAGTCCCATAGCGTGATAGATCTTGTCCAGCATGGCAAGGATTTTGCGTAGCTGATTAAAAATTCCGCGGATGTCTTTCAAAGTAATCATGGCAACACCTCCTTTTTTTCCATATTTGTGTACAAATAGAAGGTTTCTGACAGTGGAGGCAGAGCATTCCTCCTTTACATTTCGCTGCCAGTCCCCTCATGTCAATTTTACCAAAAAAAAAAAAAA